TTATAGATTGTTTAGTTTGTTCATGACCACGGCGTAGGTCTTAGGCTGCATCACGCTAAGGCTCTCCATCAGCTCATCCATCACCCGCCATGCGTCTCGCGGCTCTTTGTCCGAGACGGTGCGGAGAAATTCGCTGTTTCCGTAGGATGCGCCGGAATAGGCCGGGATGGACTGCACAACCGCTCGCGGCGCGGCGCTCTGCGGCTCGTTCTCCTTGTTCATTTCGGCGCGGATGGTGTAGAGCGTGGCAAGCTTGGCATAATTGGGATAGCTCGACTCTTCATACTCGAGCCTCGCTATCTCTTTGCGAATCTCGAGTGCGTCCAGCATGTCAGCCGAGATCGTCGAGGCAGCGGCGCAGCGCCTCGCGGGTACGGTCGTCCTGCGCGTCGCGCATCATGCTCTCGATATGCTCGCGCATACCGCCGCGGCTGTACCGTTCGCTGTAACGGTCGCCCTCGCCGTCGCGGCTGTAGTGTCCGCGGACGTAGTGCGTACCGCGGCGGGCGTAGCTGCTGCCGCGTCCGTAGGTGCCGCGCATATCCGCCTCCCACTCACCGGCGCGGGAATAGTCCCCGTCTTCGAGCATTTCGATTTTGTCAATGTTCTTGACAGTGTCAGTGATTTTGTGGAGGATATCGAGATCGCCCGCGCCGAGGTCGGGCTTTCGGGCTACTTCGTCCAGCTCGCGGCAGAGCTTTTCGCGGATGGACTTCATTGCATATTCACTCATGGTTTTTCTCCTTTCACGCCACGCGCTCAACGATCATGTTGGCGTTGGCAACGTTGATGGCCTGTCCGCTGATGTTCTCCGCCGCGACAGTCAGGCAGCAGCCGCGGGGAACATCGATGTTCGCGGAAACAAAGATATTTCCGTAATCACCGACGGCTGCGGGGGTGACGACGGCGGTGGCGCTAACAAGCGGCTCGCCGTTAACGGCGATAGCAAGGGAAATTGCTTCGACCGTTCCGCCGGTGGGGATGGCGATGTTTGCGCCGAAGGACACTTTGTACCGAGCGCGGCACTGATTCGTCAGCCCCCGTAGGGTGACGATTCCCGCGCCCTCGCGGTGGACGATACCGCAATTCCCGGCAACCGCTGTTTCGGTGAGGGGGACGTTCTGCCCGGCGGCGACAAGCGCCGTCGTGGCGTTAGTAAATTCAGCCATTGGGTTTCTCCTTTCAAAAAATGCGGCGGGGTAAAATGCCCCGCCGCCGTGTGTTAAGTGTCGGTATTATGCCGACCATGCCGCTGGGGGCAAGCTCTCGGTATGAAGTTTAGGCGCTACAACCGCAGCCGTAGCTGCAGCAATACGGATTTGCGACCTGATACGCCGGGATGGGCGACGGACGGAGGGCAGAGACAAGGTAGCTGTTCTGCGCCGCCTGGGAGGCCGCGAGCTTGAGGGACTGGTTCTCGCTTTCGAGATCGCGCATCTTGCTCTGCACAAGGAAATCAAGGATGGCCTTGCTGTTTCCGTTGGCGTTGTCGATGATGTCGCGCGCGGCGTTCTGCACGGTGTTGCGGGTTTCGCAGCCCTGCGTTGCCATGTCATAGCGCACCTGCGCAACGGCGGCGCGATTCTCGCAGCAGCACTCCTGCGACTGCATCTGCATCTGGAAGAGCTGCGCCATGAGGGCGGACTGCTGGTTCGCGCGGGAGAGTTCGGCGGACATGAAGCCGTTGCTCAGGTTCTGCTGCACGCCGTTGATGAGCTGCGCCTGCGCGAAGAAACCATCGCAGAGGCCGTTGTTCACGCCGTCGAGCTTGCGCTCGACGTTGGCAAAGTCGGAGGTGAGGATGTAACCATCGGTCACACCGCCACGACTACCGCCGAAGCCGTTGCCGCCCCAGCCGAAGAGGACAATGAAGAAGAGGATGATCCACCATCCGTCGCCGCCGAAGCCGCCCCAGCCGCCGTTATTCACGCCGGTAGGAGTTACGGGCATGGTGGGCTGGATACCACCGTCGGTAAGAGACATTGTTCAATTTTCCTTTCAAAAAATATTTTTTATCCGGCCGGATAAATTCAACGTAAGAGCGCCTGGAATTGCTGTGCGGCGCTTTGCAGTTGGTTTAGCTGCTGCTGGGAGATTTTGCCGCTTTGCAACAGCTTCTGCACCTCCTGCTGCGGATCGCCGCGAAAGGTGTTTCGGAATTGCTGGAACTGCTGGACAAGCTGGGCGAACTGGTTGTTCTGCCCGCCGCCGAATGCCTGAAACAGGGGGTTACTCATTTTCGGTCACCTCCGCTTTCTTTGCGGTTTTCTTCAGCGCGAACTGCGCCGCGAACGCTTCAAATTCCGCACGGGTGACGTATTCCGGTGTCTGCTGTGCCGGTGCGGGTTTGGTGCGCTCGGTGTAGTCGAGGATGCGCATGGAGGGGACGCCCGAAGCGTCAACGGACTTGACATAGATGCACATGTTTTCGCTGTCCCACAGTGGGACGGTGTTTCCCGCCGCGACAAGGTAGGACTTGGCGGCGGCTTCGCCCTGCACCCAGATCATCGGGTTCGGGGCGGGCTGCTGCGCGCGGAGCTGCGCGAGCTGATCCATCATCGGCGGGGCATAGGGCTGATAGTTCGGCTGGTAATACGGCGGATAGTTCATCGTTTTTCCTCCCAAACGTAGATCGGTGTTTCGTTGCCGGAATCCCACGCGTCAAAATACTCCCCGTCCACGACCGCCACGACGTGGCCGCTCAAGGCGAGGATGTAGGAGCCGCGGGGGTGCTCGGCGGCAAACTGCCGGACGGTATAGCCGTCGTAATCGGGGAGAGCGGAGCGCGCAAATCCACGACGGCGGAGGTACGCGCCCCAGACCGCATTGGCTGACGGCATGTCGGACAGCTCGTGCCCCGTCGCCGCCAGATCCATATACACCTTGCCCCAGCTTTCGCCGGTCGCCTTAGCAATCGCGCGGATCACGCAGTCGCCCACGGCCTTGCCCGCCGGATTCGGGTTGAAATATTGCATACGGTCGCCTCCCACTACCAAAATTTTCGCATAAAAAAAGAGGGCTAACCCATCGGTTAGCCCTCAATAATCCATCAGAAACCCGTCATTCGATTGCAGCGGCGATCTTGTCCTTTATCGCCCGTATACGGCGCTCGACTTTCTCTGTGCCGTACAGTTCCGTGTCCGTCTGCATGGCGAAAGAAATTTGCAAAACGCTCATGCCCTTTGCACGCAGGCGGAAGATTTTTAGTTCCTCGTCGGTAAAGCCGCAGTCCCGCTCAAACTGTTCGCGCAGCTCGCGCGGGAATTGCAGCTTATTTTTTGTCCCCGGCGTTGTTAAACTCCGTAGGATGCTCTCTGTCGTCATTGGCTACACTCTCCATGTATGCGTTAAAAAGTGTCTCTGCGAGGCTTTCAGACGCCTCGACGCCATTGATGCGGCAGAATGTTTTTACGGATTCTTTCATGATTCCGCAGTGTCGGTTTACAAAATTTTTGTTGCCGTCAGGCGGCTTTGAACTTATCGTTCATTTCCTTAACGGCAGCTTCGAGAAGCACCTTAAGCTCGTCCTCCGTGGTTTTGATGCCCTTCTGTTCGAGCATGGAGGCAGCGACAGCCATGGCGCGGGACAGCTTCTCGTCGCCGTGGATATCCTTATACACCTGTTCAATGTACGCAACGGTAGTTGCCGCTACCTTGCGCTTGGTATCGGTGTTTACATACTTCTCGTACAGCTTCGCGGCGTAAGACGCGGCAATGCCGCAGATGGCGAGGATGATGTACTTGATGATTTCCATGCCGTAGGTAGTGATGATTTCGTTCATTGCAAATCCTCCTTACTTCAAAAAATCGTTTTTCTTTAGATGTCCCGCGTAGACGCAGTTAAGATGCTGGATGGTGTTTGCGGCGCGGTTATTCTCATACAGCGGGTGGCCGGAGCAATAGTCCTCGTATCGGTCAACGTCCCGAAGAACGTCCGCCCAATGCTCGGCGGTGTGTAGAACACCCTGCCGCACCTCATCGCCGAAGCGGAGGATGCGGCTTCGCGCCTCGTCAGCGCGGCACGCGGCGTCGTCCTCAATGTGCTTTACTAGCTTACAGTCTAAGGCGTCCAAACGCTTCACGATCTCGCTTTTGTTCTTACGGTTGGCGAGGATCAGCGAGAAGATGCCAGCAACGGCAGCCCCGCCGCACGCGGTGATGATTGTCTTTATGATTTCCATTTATTTCTCCTACTTTACTCCGAGGATTCGGTTCACTTCGCCCTGCACGAGATCGTAAAACCACGCGCCGAGCTTCTGCTTTCGCTCCTCGCCGTTGCCCCACTTCCCGTCGAGCACTTCCTGCGCCATCGCCGAGACACTTACGCATTTCCCGTCCTTTTCGTAGGGGCGGGGCTCTGCTCCGCCCGCCGCGCCATCGTCGAAATAGGACAGCGGGACATGCATGATATCAAGGTCAAGCGGCTCCCCGCGGTACTGGTGAAAGACGCATTTCCCGGAAAGATCGGGATAATGCTCCCCGTCGTTCCAGCCCCACGCCGCGATCCATTTGTCATACCCCGTGTCCCCGATTCGGTTTTCAAACCAGTCGAGATTCGCGTACACACCGGTCCTGTTCCCGGCCTCTTCCATGGCTGCGCAGAAGGTCTTGCACATCGCGGTAATCGTCTCGTTAGACGGGAAGCCGTTATACGCCTTGTACCCGTCCGCGTCCTCCATATCGAACCACACGCCGAGCCGCGGCTTCCGGCCATTGAGGAAGCGCAGACACCGCTCCGCCTCCAATTTAGCCGTCTGCACATTCAGCGCATAGCTGTACCAGTAGATGCCCCACGGGATACCGAGCGCGTCGCATTTGGCAATGTTGCGCTCCGCCCATTTGTCGGCGTTTCGGATGCCGTAGCCGCCGCGTATGATGACAAAGCCATCCTTGTACGGCGTGAAATCAAAATCGCCCTGATACTCGGAAACGTCAATACCGTTCATTTCCATGTCCCTCCGACCTTGATTTTTGCCACGGCGTCTTTCCAGACGCCGCCGACCTTGACCTTGACCTGCGCGGGCTTCCATACGCCGCCGACTTTTAAATAAATCGTAGCGCCGAGCGGCGCGGGGGCGGTAAAGCTCACCGTTTTAAGCGATGAGCTGATGTCCGCCCGAAAGCCGACGACCACATCGACGGTAACGCCTGCGGCGGCCTCGCCGGTGAAATAGGCGGTTGTGGAGCCGTTGCCGCTTGTGCCTTTGATTCCCGTCTCCGGCGTGCCGGTTACGCCGCCGATGTCGCAGCGGAGATACAAATCAGTGAAATTGTACCTATAATGCTGCCGCGTCTCGACAACCTGAACGGCAAAGCCTTTCCCGTTCAGGCGCGCGACGGAAACGACGCTTGTGATGTCCAGGTTATTATTTCCCCAGCTCGTTGTGCCGACCTGCGTCCACTCACTGCCGGACGGCAGCTCAGGCGCTGTTCGTGACCATGCCATTCAGCTCACCCCTTAGGAATACATAAGATATTCATCGCCGTCCACGCCGAGATCGGCGGACGGCTCCGTCGTTCCGGCGTAAACGTGCCGCACCTGATCGGCGGCAAGGCCGAACTTCGTATACGGGATATTGTCAGCAAGCTTTTCGGCAGTGACGGACTTGTTGGCATATTTGGGCGTTGTGATCGTGCCGTCTGCGATCTGCCCGCTTGCCGCCTGCTCGATGGCGGCGCGAAGCTGCGCAAGCAGCTCGGTGAACTGTGCGTTGATGACGCTTGTGTCGATGCTCAACGTGTCGGTCACAAGGCCGCAGACGTCCGGGTTTTGCCGTTCGTCCGTAATCATGGAGGCGGTGATGGAGGTCGTACCGGCGGCAACGAGGATCTGTGCGAGGCTTAACTGCCGCTGCGTGGTGTTGTTCGTGAGCGACGGAGCAGCCGCCGCGCTTGCCGGTGTGCCTTTGAGGATTTTAATTTCCGGTAGATCGGCGTAGTCGGTGGTTTTCCACTCAACAATCACGCGGTCGATGCGATTTAGAACGCCGTCCGCCGCGTCAATCGTGAGCTGCATTTTTGCGCCGTTGTTTTTTTCGGCGTCGTTCCACCAGACAACGCCGTTCGCGTCGGAATTGGAAATCCAGCCGACACCGTCGGACACCGTGACCGCCATGGCGTTCTGCACGGCGGCAACAGCGGCATTGTTGTTCGCGGCGAACACGCCGGAGGTGCGGCCATGCAGCCAGCGCATGGCGTATTCCGCGCCGACATATTCGTCGCGGTTGTTCGGGAAAGATTTAATATTTGCCATTTAGTTTCTCCTCACTTAATGCGTCAAGGATTGGGTCGCCGAGGATGATCTGCGTTTTTTCGCCGGTGCGGTCGAGGGTGTATTTAAGGCCCGTGATGCGCGCTGCGAATGACACGCCGAAGCGGACGGAAATGCACAATACGACATCGCCGAGGTCATATCGGATGCCAAGCTCTGACGGGTCGATGACAACGTCAAAACTTGACCTTTTGATGTATTTCCCCAGCTCCATGTTGCCGAAGGACTTTGCTGATTTGGCCGCGTCGTCGGCGGTGCCGTCCGATTCCTGCGAGATAGAGCTATCGAACCAACGCTCGAAACGCTCGTCGCCGGAGACGCTGCCAACGACAGCGACCGGCTCGGTTTCGTCGGTCAGCTTGTATTTCACATAAGCGACATTTTTAAATGTGCTCACGTCTTTGCTGATGACAAGGTCGGAACATGTCCCCTGCTCTTCAACAAATGCGACGCGGTGAATGCCGGTCGTGCGGTCGGTGCCTTTGATGACGCGGAAGGTGTGCGTTAGGGCGTTTCCGTCCCATTCCATCCGGTGGCCGAGCTCGGCGGTGTCGAGAACGTCCATGATCTTATCGAGGAGCTGCCCGCCGTAGACGGTATTGTCTTCGTCGTCCTCCGGCTGGAACTGCTCGGGCAGGCCCGCTGGCGTCGCCGTATGGATGCGCGTCAGGCCGCGGAGGTTGTCGTTGATTAGGCCGTAGACGCCCGTCTCGATGGTCGTGATGGCCGTCTTTGCCGCGACGACGCGCTTGTTCAAGAGCCAGTTTGACGTGTAGCCGTTGGCGGTGATGCGGTTCTGCACCGTGTCATGCTTGACGTTGACCAAAACGTAGGTCGTGCCTCTGGTGGTGTTGTACAATACCGACCCCTCGCGGAGGGCGGCGATGTTGTAATCGTCCACGGGGGCAACGATCTGTATTTTTCCAATAGCGTTGTAGTGCTCGGTGATCTGGATGGAGATGGCGTGCGTTAGTTGATATCGCGTGGAGAAATCGGGGGGATAGATTTCAAAACTCATACGCTTATCCCCACGATCTCCTGCGCAAAGTCAACGGCGACCTGCAGGCTGTCAAGGCCGCTGTCAGCGGTCGGCTTTAAAACATTGTCACCGACGGAAAGCCGGTAGAGGCTGGATGTTAACTCCAGCGCGCCGCGGCACTCGCCGTCCACGCTGGAGGTAACATACGTCCGGTCGTGCGTGATCTCGATCACGACACGTTCCCCGGCGGCGAGCGTTTTGTTGACACGGATGAATTTCCCGGTTGCCGCGTCGAGGATCTGCGGATTGACGACCTCGTTGAGTGCGGTAAACGTCAGGGTATACGGGACGGGCACCTGTCCGCCGTTTTTGACGTTGATGAACTGTGTCCGGACGACCGTGCCGAAGCGGTACGGGCGGGACTGATTCCACGGGAATTTGAAGCCGTATTCCACGCCGGAGAGCGTTGCGGCGGCTGATGCGTCCTGCTGCCAATAGGGATACGGAGCGGTTAATGAGAACTGAAACGCGGCGAACACCGGGCGCGCCTCGATGGTCGGGGTGGCCGTCGGGCGTACTTCGAGGTAGTAGTCATCGGCGTAGAGCCGACCGTAGAGGTCAGGGCGCACGACGGATAGGAGCGCGTCCTTATTCTCCGCCTGAAATTCTCCGACGAGGATTCCGCTGATCGTCACGGGGCGCGACTGCACGTTGACGCTCTGGACGGTCGTGCCGGTCTGGTCGATGCCCTGCGCTTCGTTGAGCTTGCAGACGACGGTGTCGATGCCCGCGGGCTTGTTGATGAGAAACCCGCTTGCATACTCAAAGACGATCTCGCCGCCGTCTGAATTGACATAGCGGAAGGTTTTGGAAAGATTGCTCACATTGCCCACCTCGCCGTCTCAAAATACGCAGCAGTGGCCGCGGCAAGCTCCACAGGCGTCTGCGGGACGCTCTGGATGTTCTGCACGATAGTGATGCCCGCGGCGTTGGGCGTACCGCGCCGCCAGTCTTCCGCCTCGGCTTTTGTCAGAACAGATTCGCCGCGGTGTAAAACCGCCGGATATCCGTCATACGGGACATAGTCAAGGCCACCGGCGGAGGAATGACCGCCTGTACCACCACCGCCAGTGTTCATCCCGTTTCTTGCGGAATTGGCAATGCTCATACCGGCGTTGTAGGCGTCCCACGATTTACTTTTTAGCCCTTCGATGAAGCGATCAACCGCTCGGCGGCCGGAGGAATAAAATGTTCCGCTGTCAGTAACGCGCGCAGAAATGGCGCTCACGGTGCGGTCGACAAGGTCTTGACCGGCCTGTTCGCAGGTGACGTCCTTATCCATCCCCTCGGCGAGCTGCGTTGCCGGGTCAGCATCAATTTTCCCCGCGCCGACGGACTGCGCAAACGCCTCGATTGCCGCAGCGCCGCCCTCTTCGTACAGGGCGCGCAGCTCGGCGAGGCCGTCCTCGCTTCCGGCGTTTGCCTCGGCGAGCATGGCGACGACACCGGCGTACATCTCCGGGCCGCCAGCGTTGAACATCTCCGCCAGCTCGGCGGGAAGCTCTCCGGCGATGGATGCCATGTTCGCGGAAAAGTCGTTCGTTGCGTCGATGTTGTGGCGCATGTTGTCGAGGGCGTCTTTGTACGACAGCTCGCTCTCCGTGTTGATGCGCGAGAACATGTTCGTCGCCGCGTCTGTATAGGTCTGTAGGCGCTCGGTGGCCTCCTCCATGGTGAGGTTGCTGTTGGCGAGCTCGACGGAAAATCCGTTAGCGCTGATCGTCATCTTATCGACGGCGTCGGCGGTGGCGTTCGCGGTTTCTGCGGCGGACGCTTCCGCCGCTTCCATTTCGCCGAGCTGTTCCGTGCCGCGGTTGATTTTCCCGGTCAGGTCATCGACCTGATACGTCAGGCGCCAGAACGTGTCCGCGTCCGTCGCCTCGCTCACACCTGCGAGCTCTGTTTTCAGGCGGGCAAGCTCTTCGTTCCACGCCTCAAGCTGCGCCCTTGCGTCCTCAACGCTTTCTGTTGGGAGGGGGTTTCTAAACTCGTCTGCCGTTTCGGCCCAGCTCTCGGCAACGTCGGCAAAGCCGCTTGTGAGCTTTTCCACCCAGCCGAGCACTTTTGCGATGGACGGGGTCAAAATGCTGCTGAACGCGGTTTTCAAACGCGAAATCTGTTCGCCGACACTAGCCTGCGCCTCTTCGAGCTCAAGCTGCGCGTCGCGGGCGTTCATGACGGCGGAATTATTGCGAAGCATTGCAGCGGCGGCATCGTCATACGCGGCGGAGAGGGTGTCGGTTATGAGAGCGGTTCGCTCCGCCGTATCGGCGCAGGAGGCGAGGCGAATGTTGAAATCGTCCTCGGAAATGCCGACCCAGTTGAGCGCGTCGGCCAAAACGCCCGTGACCTGGCCGACCTTGGCGGTTTCGTTTGACGCCTCAATAAGGCCCTCGATGGGGAGGGAATCGCCAAAGGTTCCGTAAACACCGGCGGCGATCTCCGTCCAGCGCGCCTGTTCCTTTGTGCTCGAGGTAAGCCGGGCGAGGAGCTGCGAGGCCTCGACCGCCGTATCGGTATCCCCGAGGAGCTTGTAGAACTCGCGGAACGTTTTCCGCGCGCTGGTGGTGGAGTAGCCCATGGTCTCGAACGCAGTGTCGAGCTTGCCCATGGAGACGCGGAACTCCTCCGTGGATTCGTCCATGTTCCAAACGGCTTCCGCAAAGCTTTTGATTGTGGAAACCGCGAACTCAATGGCAGCGGCGAGGAGATGGCCTTTTGTTACGGCGCCTGTGATGGTTTTGCCGAGGCCGGACAGAGCGCCGTCCGCTCCGCCGCTCGTTTCTCCTACATTTTTCAGGCCGTCTGCGGCATCTTCGATTGGCGGGGCCGCTTTGTCGGCTTCTTTCCCAACATCGCGCAGGGAGCGTTCCGCGTCGTTTAACGCGGTCTCGGCCTGGTTTGTTTCGGTGGTTGTCTCCTCAACGGATCTCGTGAACTTATCAACGGCCTTTTCCGCCTTTTGGGTGTCGCCGGGGATGTCCTCGGCAGCGCCGCCGAGCTTGTCAAACGATTTCGATGCGTCGGTGACTTGCTTGTCAAAATCGGATGTGTCAAGGGTGAGTTTGGCAAAAAGGTCAAATACATTCATTCTTCATCGCCTCCAAATGCGGCGCGGAAGCGCGCGATGATCTCCTCCGGCTCCTCGATTTTTCGCGGACGGAGGACGTCAATGAAGCGCCGGTTGAGCATCTGGTCGCGGCGGACGAGGGCATAGAGCGCGTCGGTGACGTAGATTCTGTACGCCTCCTCTTCCGCGCGTCTGTGCTCCCTGACGGCGACATACCGGACAATGCTGCTTACTCGTTGGTCTCCGGCGTATTCTCCGGCGCAGAGCCAGCACGATCCGCGCCAACCTGCGCCGCCGTAAAAAAAGACTTCCAGACTTCATCGCCGGTTAGCTCTGCCCAGTCCTGCAGGGCTTTGACGTAGGTGAGTTCGGCGGCGTACTTTTCAGGCGTTGTGCCGTAGCACACGGCCATGATGCGGCAGAAGTCGTCCTCGTGGCGGGAGAGGATCTTGTAAACGAGGGAGACGATGTAAGAGCGCGAGGAGCGCTCGTCCGGCTTTTTCTCCTGCCGGTACATTTCCCGCGTGTCCTCGTCCTCAACGAGATTGCACAGCGGATCGATGAGCGCGGCAAAGGCGCTCAACGCGCCCTTGCCTTTGATTTCGGACGGGAGCGTCATTTTCTTCACGCCTCATCCGTCCCTTCCTTGAGATAGACCTCGAACGGCACGACCGTCTGCGCGCTCATGCTGACATGGCCGGTGAACTCGAACGAGAACTGCGCCTTGCCCTTGTCGGTGCTCTGCATGGAGAAGCCGCCGGTGGACAGGGCGTTGATGATCTTGATGGCGCAGTAACCGCCGTTGTTCTCGCCGTTCTTGTCGGAATAGTCGCAGACGAACCAGAGGTCTTTGAAGTCCGCGGACGCGACATCCACGCGCGGGGTGATCTTGGTCGTGTCGGTCGTTCCGACATCGCCCGCACCCATGAGCAGGACGATGAGGGTCGTGTTCGCGGTGATGAAGGTACCCGTGAGCTTAACTTCCCACGAATCGAGCTTTTTGAGCTCCTTCATGTTTTTCGGGCAGTTGTCGATGTCCTCGCCGAAGTCGGTGAAGGAGGGCGTCGCAGTAAAGTTGATCCCGCCGGTGGTCGCGCCGAGGATGTTCGTGTCCTCAATGGCAGGCGTTGCCGGGGTAAAAGCCTTAAGGAGAACGCCCGCGTTGAGAACGATATTTTTGAAAGTGTCTTCGGGGATTTTTCTAAATTTCATTTTCTCACCTCAATTTTGGGTTAAAAAATCGACCGTCATGTTGATGTAACGGCCTTTGATCTTGTTGTCTGCCGCGTCGGTCTGCGGCTGGGAAAAGGGCGTTCCGCGCGCAATGAGCAGCGCGCCGCCGTCGCAGGGGACGTAGACGCCGCCCAAGCCGATGGCGTTGGAGATCTCCTGCGTTTTCTCGACGATGGGGCGGTAGGAATCGCCGTAATACCAGAGGTTCACCACCATAGGCATGGAGCCGTCGTCGAACGCGCCGAGCACCTGTTCATAGACAAGGTACGGGAACGCCGCGCCGGTCTCGGCCTCGTTGGGGTAGGCCGTTAGGCCAAACGACGACATGAACGAATGGAGGGCTTCGGCCTTTGTCATGGCAGCGCCGCCAATCTGCGGACGTTGTACCGCTCGAACTGGAACGTCGATACCGTCGGCGTTTTGGGAAGTTTGGAAACAATGAGGTAGTAGCTTCCGTCCGACTTGATAATGTCCTGCTCGTCAAGGTTGGTGTTGATCGGCGTGACGATGGTGTCGGTATAGGTAACGTCTGCCTGCTGCGCGGCAATGCGCTCTGTTGGCGTCAGGCCGGAGAACGCGATCTTGATCTCCGCGCCATCTTTCCATGCGTTGACGTATCCGCCGACCCCGTCCGGCACTTTCGTTTTGTTCATCACAACGGCGGGGGAATAGAACGTTTCATATAGGCTCATAGTTTCCTCCAACGGTTCAGCCGTTTGGCAAACACGCCCTGCCATGAGGCGGAATCGCTTCCTTTCGTATAGGAATAGCCGCCGAAGCTCTCGCTCTGGTATGGGCTGTTGATGGCCTCGGCGTTTTTCTGCTTCCATTCCTCGATCTCGGCGGCAAGCTCTTCCAGCGTGGGCGGGATCGCCATAGCCCAGATCGCGCCGTCAAATGTTTCGTCGGCGGGGAGTGCATCGCCGTAGCGATACACCCCGTCGCAAAAGACGCTGCCGACGACGCGAAAAAACTGTCCGGCGGCGAGAAACGGCAGCGTGATTCCTCCGTCAGTTACGGTGTACTCGCCGTCAACAATTTCAACGACAAAATAGTTGCGCAGCGAGGCGCAAATCGCATCAATCATAGCCCCGCTGCACTTGGGATTCTCACTCACGCTGCCACCCTCCTATCAGGACACGGAGGCGAGAATCTTGGCGATCTTCGTGCCGTCCGTGACCTTCGCGCCGTAGACGTGCAGGCCCTTGACCGCGTCGGCAAAACGGCTCTCCATGCGGTACGCCTCGGTCTTGATGATCTGCTCGGCGTAGGTGGTGGCGTCGGTGATCTGCGCGGTAATCTCGAAATAGGGCGTCTTGCCGGTGTCCGTGCCGGTGCCGGTCTTGACGTTGTTGGACATGTAAACGTCGAAGCCGGCGATGCGGCCGACAAGGCCGTTGATGAGGGCTTCCTGTCCGGCGGTCGCGGTGCTCTTGGCGAAACGGTCGTCGAGCAGGAGGAGGGAGTGGACGTCCGGGGGAACGACGATGGTGCGGCCCGTGTTGGGGACGTTCGCCTTGTCGAGCTTCGTCTTGAGCTTCACGATGTTTTCATAGACGTTGGAGGCGGTGATGGCAACGGGGGCGGCGGCAGAGCCGATGGTGTTTCCGGCAGCGGCACCGGCAGCGATCACGCCGAGAAGGTAGGCGTCGGAAACGTCGGCGAGGGCGTAGGCGGCGCGGCCCATCGCGGTATCGACCAGCTCGCCCGCGGCCTGCACCTTGTCCACGTCGTCGACCTGGAAGTTGAAATACTTAGCCTGGTCAATAACAAGGGTCTGATCGGTCGTGGTCAGTGTTTCGGGAGCGTCGATGTCGGTATTCTTGGTGTAGCTCTTTACGGTGATCGCGCCGATGGTGTTGATGTGGACGGTGTCGCCGTGGTTGCTGATCTCGCCCTCATAGTTGCGGTTGACGAGGTTGGTGGCGACGTGCGCCTTTTCGAGCGCATAGAGAAGTCGGGCGTTCCAAAGCTCGGGAATAAAAGTGGTTACAGCCATTGTGAATTAGTCTCCTTTCCGGGTGAGGGACGCCTTTACCGCGTCCCAATTCTTGTTAATTTCGGCAGCGGACATTTTTTTGATCTCGTCCGCCGTGTAGCGGGTGACAGGGTTGTTGTTCGGCGGGGTGGCGGTGTTCGCGCCCTGCGTCTGCGTCGTGGACACGAGCGGCTTAAATGCGCCCGCGATAAGCGCGTCGAGGGACGCGGCGTCCTTGATCTTGTCCCCGTCCATTTCGAGCGCGGCCATTTCCTCGCCGCATCCACGCATGGCGAGGTCGAGGTTCCCACCGGTGATGTTCTTACTTTCAAAGTAGGCGCGGACGGCCTTTTCCTTTGCCGCCTTGCTTTCCTTTGCGGTGACGTCGGCCTTGTACGCCTCGAAATCGGAGTGCTCTTTTTCGTACTTGGTTTTGTAGCCGTCGTCGCCTTTGGCTTTGAGCGCGTCAAGCTCAGCCTGTACAGCCGGGAGCTTTTCCGCGTCCGCCTTGAACGCGTCGCGCTGTTCCTTTAGCGCGTCGGTGGTTTCGACGTGCATTTCGACGATGGAATCGACCTGCTCGTCGGTGAGCCCCATTGCCTTGAGGGCCTTTCTTGTGAGTGCCATGATGATTTACTCCTTTTCATTCTTTCGCGGCGGTGCATCGCCGCAGAGTAGTAAAAAAGCCGCTTAAAAAAGCGGCAGTAAAAAAATCAGCCTACGGCGGTACATCGCGGTAAGCTGATTCTTTTATTCAATTATTTTTTGAGATATTCCTTGATGATCTCTATGTAGTCTTTGGCGAATCGCTCCATAGCGTTCTTGATGAAGCGCCGGGGCTTTTGCGGAAATCCCATGCGGAACTCTCCCGTCAGGGGATCGCGGTATACCCAGCGTTCCTTTGGCGTTCCGCCGCCGATGGCGTATTTGCCGGTTCCCTCGTGGACGTAGACCGCGTAATCGACGTTTGTGCCGACCTCGACGGAATCGCCGTCCGCCTGATGGGCAATGCTTCCACGCAAGCGCCCTGTATCGACCGCGTCGAGGTCGGTGATCTCGTCCTTTACGTCGCCCTCCGCCTGTATGCCGACGGCTTCGAGCGCCCGCAGCTTTTGCTCGGCGGTGGATTTCAGGACATCGGCGGCGTTGTCATAGAGTTTATAGACGAACGGCATTGTCAACCAACTCCGATGCTTTTCAGGTATTCCTCGTACTCCGGAGGAATACCGATGTCGTAATTCTTGTAATAATGCAAAAATTCATATGGAAAAACGAAATCGCCATCCCAGAAAGCGCCTGCGTGGAGCTTCTCGCCTGTAAAAATATCGTAGGACGGCAAAGTGGTCAGTCCGGGATCAAGGGTCTCAATGTGCGCGATTATCTTGTCCTTACCGATGCTGTTTTTAAAATGCCTGTATGTTTCAAATTCTTCATTGCTTCGCTCATACGGCAAGCCTTTGAAATAACCGAACGCTATCACTTTCTGCGCCCCCTTTGGTTTGAATGGTAGTCAATAAACTTTCCATCCCTCAATTCGCCGATGTAGATTACTCCGTGTTTGCTTATGTACAGTGTATCGCTTGGAGCTTTTACCGTAACACCGAGAGCGTTTGCTAATTCCTCGGCGAAACAATATTCCTCTCCGATTTGCTTTCCTGTGCTGCACGACAGCAGCCGGATATTTTGCCCGTTCCAGCCATCCATGTGGCGGATGACCGACGCCAGCAAACGCGGGGACATATTCGTTTCGAGTGTCCCATATCCTACCGCCGTCGGCGCTCCGTGCATGGCGACATCAAAGAACGTTTTTAACGGCTTTACAGCTTTGATATTTACTGCGAGCGGGTCGTCTTTCGGGAACGCGGCAAAGCCGTTTTCTAAGCGTATTATACTGCCGGATGCTATTTTATTCAAGTCATCTCTGGCGTCTGCACCGAAGAATTTCAGCGCCTCCGCGTCATCCGCGGCGTTTGCTGCTGCCGCCTCATCGTCGAGCCGCTTGAGCCAATCATTGTATGTTTCTCTCTTTCGCCCGTGGCCTTTGATGACACCGCGCACAGCGCAGCGGCAGTTGTAGATGTTCCAGCCGGACGCGCCGTGCGATCTGTCGCCGGGGAACATGAGCTTCTCGCCGCCGACGGTAAAGGCTTCATCAACGCCGACACGCTGACCGTCCGCCGCGCCGTGCCATTCTCTGGTGCGATGATCCTTTGTGGCGATCCACTCGCGCTGCATTTCGATTCCCATTTCCGCGGCCTTTTCATACGTCGCCTGTCGGCCTCCGTTTTCGGCGGCGGTGACGGCGGTGCGCGCGGCGCGGATGGCGCTCTCGACGCTCATGTCAACAATGCGGCGGCGCAGGTCGGCTGCAATACCGCGGCTGCTGCGTCCCATCAAAATGCCGGACGTGACAGCGTTGGTGATCTGCTTTTTCCCAAAAGCGAGGTCGATGCCGCGGCGGACGGCTTTTTCTTTCGGATAGTACGGCATTAAATCCGGCTGCTCAACGATCAGGCGGCGGACGGTCTGCTCATCGTAGAGGGTGAAATCGCCGCCCGCGTCGGATACCTCATACGCGGCATAGTTGCGGTTGAGCGTATATATCCCCGGTGTGGCGTCGTTGACGTAGGAGATGGCAACCTCGTTTGCGTTGGTGAGGCGTTCGGCGAGCTTGTCCCGCAGGGCTTCAAAGCGCTCGCCGCGGCCCATCTGGGCGAGCCGCCATTGTTTATAGTCCTCCTCCGTCCATTCGCGTCCGTTTACGACCGTTCCGATGAGCTTTTGCATTTCCTCATCACGGAGGCGGAAGTTGGCGAAATACTCGTCAATGATCTGCTGTAGGTTTTTTGCCGCGCCGCCGTACATCTCCCGGATGCGCTTTTCGAGCGCCTCCAGCTCGGCATCCGTCAGGCGGCGTCCCTCGTCGCGCTTCATTCATCCAGACCGAGGCGGTCAACCGCCGCATTGTCCCGGCGCTGCATGAGATCGTCGAACTGGTCGGCGTCGCCGTTGATGGTGAGCAGCTTCTTGATGATGTATTCCTCGTCGTAGAACTGCGCGGCGAGGATTAGGCTCTGCGTCTCCTCCTGCCGGTTGATGATCTGGCTGCGCGTGTAGGTCGGCTTGTCGTCGATGCCGAGCAGGGAGAGGATGCCGACAATAAAGCGCGTGACCTGCGCCTCGAACATGTCGGTCTTGAGATCAAGCGGAACATACGCGGCCTTGATGGCTGTCGCCGTCTGGTTTCCGGCGGATACGGCGGCGCTGTCGAAGCACTGGAAGTCCTCGAAGAGCTTCTTTTTCAGCATGTCAATCGTCGTGTTCGTTCCGGCATACGGCGCTTCGAGGGTGTGCGCCTCGGCCTTCGCGCCCTCATCGCCGTCCGCGTGGGCAACGTGCGTGGTTTTCAGACGTTCAACAAACCGGGCGTCGTCGAGGTCGCCCATGCCGCCGCAGTTTGTGAGAACCCAATAGATGAGGTTGCCCTCATCTACGTTGTTCACCATGTTCGAGGCGGCGAGGTCGAGTGCGTCGATGGTGTTGCGCTTGCCGACGATCTCCGACAATCCGCGTTCGTTGTTAAACAGCGGCACGATGGGGAAATTGGGATAGTTTTCTCCGTTGAGTATTTCCGTACCGCCGACCTCGGACGTTCGCACGACCTGCTTGTAGGCGCGCTTGTCCTGCATGATCGTCATCGGCTCGCCCTCGCGCTGGAGGTATTCGGTGAAGCCGTCCAGCTCGTAGAGCGTGACGCGCTTCGGCTTTTCCGGCGCGAGCTGCCAGAAGCGGATGCCGGCGGAGAGCGCGCCCGTCTCCTCGTCGTAGAGCGGCACAAACTCCGTCAGGCGGAACACTCGAAGGTGTTCCAGATCCCAGAAGCCGAACGAAATGCCGCCGATCTGCGCATACTTCGCGGCGGTCATGACCTCCTGGTCGAAATCGGAGCATAGCTTGTCCGCCGTTTTCTTGTCGGCGAATGTGACGCCGTTGCCGAGCAGATAGGCCACCTGTTGGTTCACGTCGAAGCGGAAGAACGAGGAGGCCAGCTTGTGGTTGGCGGTGAACATGTCGCGGTGCGCTTTCCCCTGCAAATCGTAGAGGATCTTTTCGTAGTTGCTGATTGTCGGGTTTTCGCCGTTGTAATACAATTCGGCGTCTGCCGCCGTTCTATACGCCTTGCTGCCGGTGTGCTCGGCGATGGCGTTGTTGATGAACGTCGTCCTCGCATCGAGCGATCCTCCCGCAGCGAGTAAGTCCTGATAGGTGTACATATTTCCTCCTTACATCCACAGCGGGACGTATTCCGTGTCCTTTTTATTCCACAATTTTCTCACAATGGACGCGGCGCTGTCCGGCGCGTCGTCGTGCTCGGCGTTCTCGGTGTAGTCGCATATCTGGTTGATGTATTCCGCGTCTGTCCCGGCGACGAATACCACGTTTTTCCACTCGCTTTTCAAATAGCTCGTGATTTTGACAAATTTATTCATCTTCTCGTGGTAGGTGTCGGCACGCTCGCCCTTGTCGCGGAGCGCCTTGGCAAGGTAGCCTTTGTCCGCGTTGCGCTCGCAGTAGATGATCCCGGCGTTGAACGCCTTTCGGAGGCGGATGATCTCCGGCAGGCAGTCGTCAACGTGCTTCTGCCATAGACGCCCGTAAATGTAGTATTTGCCGCCGGATTTCTTGCAGATTGTGAACGCAGTCCCGTCCTCGCCGCCGTAGGAGGCGTCGATGTGACAGATGCCCTGCTCGGCAAGCGCCGGGACTGCGCCCGTTTGGGGCGAGGTGAAAATAACATCATCGGACGCGATGTGCCGAAGCTCGTAGTTCGCGGCAAAAAGGGAGGCTGTCATAGCCTCCCGGATGATCTGCAGCTGCTCTTTGGAAATAAGGCCGGTCGAGCAGCAGTCGTGCCGCTCTATGTTGGGCATGAGAGAGAAGCAGTCCTCTTTGTGCCACGGCGTACCAGTGTTGAAAATGCGCCCGCCGCGGTTTCGGATGTTCTGCAGCTCCTGATAGACGATCTTCGTGCGGTCGCGCTCGGCTTTGCTCGTGCGATCCTGCACGTTGACAATGTCGTCCGTAAAGATGCGGTCAAAGTGCTTGCCGGTGATGCTGCCGTTTATGCCCATCGCCACGAGCTGCGACGTGCCTTTGCTGTCGCCGGGCAAATTGGACGATAGCTCCGACGCCGTCTGCGTTGTGAGCACCATGTCCTTCCCGTGGATTAGCCGTGCCGCCTCCTGCATGGGCGGGGATAGCAAAATGTTCCGCACCTGGCGGATGACCTCTTTCACGTCGGCGTCCGTCTTGCGGAGGAACAACGTCTTCTTGTTCGGCAGCAAAACGAAAATGCACGCGAGGGCGATGGAAACGCACGTCGTCTTATATGAGCCGCGGTGCGCCTGCAATGTCTTGTCCTGCGTGCCGCGTATCATATCGATGATCCATCGGTTATGGAGCGCGGTTAATTTGTCGAAGCCGACGGCGTAGCCGATCTTTACCGGCTCATTCAGGAGAATTGCTATCGCCGCTTCCCGCGTCAAAGCCGATCACCATCGTTTCCAATTCGTCCAAGGGCATTCCCTCGGTGTTGGTTACGTTCACGTCTACGTTGTCGCGCTGGCCGAGGTACTGTTTGCCGAGAAAGATCGCCATGGTGGCGTTCTTTTCGGCTAAACGCCATTGCATTCTGCGGAGCGATATTTTCCCACGCCCGCGCTTTTGCTCGAAAACCTTGGAAAAAGTATCTCCATAAACTCTTTTGCACCAGCTCTCGAGGGTTTTTTCCGAAACCTCGAAAGCGTCGCATATTTCGTATATCGTGCATTGCAGACCGCAGAGGCTTTCAAACTGTTTTTGATCGATTTCCTTTCTCGGTCTTCCTGTCTTTGCCATAATCGCCACCCTTTCTTTGCTGGCGCTGGATGAATTTCTGCATGTCCCGTCTTAGATACGGGCTGTTCGTTTTCGCTATGATTGCTTTTGCTTCTTCAATCGTCACTCAAAAGCACCGCCTTTTCGCCAGTGAATTTTTCCCATCGTTTGATAATGCCATCGCAATACTTCGGGTCGAGTTCCATCATATAGCAAGTGCGGTCTAACTGTTCGCAACCTATCAAAGAAGATCCACTACCACCAAACAAGTCAAGCACGGTTTTTACTCCCTTATGGTTTTTCAGCGCCCTGCCAATAAGTGCAACGGGTTTTTGTGTTGGATGCACATAGTTTGTGTCCTTCGCAATTTCCCACAAATCGCTCTCGTTTTTAATGCTATCGTCAATCTCGCCATTAAATAAGCAAAATTCGAGTTGATGTCTGTATCCCTTCCCAAGCCCAAACACATTCTTTGCCCAAACAATACAAGACTTAAAATCTAACTTTGTTTGAAGTGTTGCATAGAACTTCCAGTTGCACCACACATAATAGTGCTTCGGTGCAATAAACTTAATTACATCACAAACAGCAGAAATAAAGTTTTCAAAGTCATCATCTGCCAAATCGTCATTTTCGATAACATCAAACTTTCCACTTCTTCCATTAAATGCAACATTGTACGGAGGGTCTGTAAAAACCATATCAATGCTTGCACCGTCTGTCTTCCCAACTTCCAAATATCGCCCAGCTTTGTAATCGGCTCTGCATCCTCGTCAACTTCGGGTGCTTCGTCCTCAATAACTTCTTCTGTGATTTCGGGCAATCCCCAGTCAAAATCAAACGCGGAAAGGTCGATCTCCGGCAGCTCCATCAAAAGAAGATCCATATCCCAATCGCTCTCGTTGGTCTTATTGTCCACAAGGCGCAGGGCGTTGACCTGTTCCGGCGTTAGATCATCTACACATACGCACGGCACGGATTCCATTCCCAGCTTCTTCGCCGCCAGAACGCGGCAATGCCCGATGACGATCACGCCGTCGCGGTCGATTACTACAGGCTGGACAAACCCGTACTGCCGGATGCTCTCCGCCACGTTGTCGATCTGCCGCTTATCGTGCTTCTTCGCGTTCTTTGCATACGGCACGATTTCTTTGATTGGGATATTCTTAACGTCCATAACCTTCTCCATCTCCGCCGCCCCCTCCGCTGCGTACGGCTTTCCCGCCTTTCGGCTTCGCCCAAAACAAAAGCCATGCGTTGGCGCTCGGTGATCGTCCGGCGTCTCTGCGTGGCTTTGGATGGTAATATTATATCACGGATTTCCGAAAAGTCACTGGCAAAAAACTCGCATTTTCACCGCGTCCCGTGCCGAGCGGTGCAGTAGCCGGACAATGCGCGGGTTGCCTTGCGCCATACGGTACTATCGTCACAGCCGAGCTCATCGCAAAGCCGCTGCACACCGTTTTTCTGTTTGTCGATGTACAGCACTTCAAGGATTCGCCGTTCCTCGTCTGTCAGCGTGGCAAGGGCTTTCTTCGTCAACCGCACCTCCGATTCTGCAATGCGGAGATTGTCGGACAATAGATCGATCAGGCAAATGCTGTTGTTCATGCGTTCTTCATACGATGTGCCGCCGCCCTGCACCGGGGCCGTTCCCGTGGATGCGCTTTTAATGGATGTCATGCGGTCGCGCTCCATGTCGATCTCTTCCGGTATGGACAAAATCGCCGCCTCGTTTTTCCGTAGGTTGAAGAGGTCGGCCTTGCATTTCATTTTCCAGAGTTCGTTCACTTTATCACCTCGTTATTCAATGTTAAACGCTCTGTGCCGCGTTTTTATTTACGGCGGGTCTGGGTTTATACCTCCCACCCGAACTCGTCCTTTATGGCGTCTCTGACTTCCCAGATGTTGAGGTTCTTGCTGTTCACGCTCTCGCGGATGTTGCGCACCTCGTCCGACATGCGGTTCACGTCCTCCTGCGTGGGGTGGAAGCACTCCATCCACGCCCAGACGAAGATCGTCATGGCGATGGATACGGCCTTGTGCATGGATACGTCTTTCGGCTTGCGCTTGGATTTACTGCTCATCGCGTGCGGCCTCCTTTTCCTCGACAATATGCTGGGCGAGTTTGGCGCAGCTCAGCTCCCCGGGGCAATCGTCCTCGCAGTCCCGGCAAAGGCGCGGCGCTATTTCCAGAAACACGTCATGTTCCCAGCGGTTCATCCTCATCTGCTTTCCTTTCTCCGATTTTGTTATCGTCAACAAAGCCGGTTCTCTTTTCTCCGTAGCTGCAAAAATCGTTTGCCTCTTTTACCGGCTTGAATACGCGATTCCAGCGCTCACCATAGGTAAAGATGTTTTGGGGGTGTCCGCAGCAATAGCCCGTAACTCCATCTGCCCGCTCATACCGTTCGGCGTATTCGCAATTTTTGCACCGCGCCACGGGAACACGGCTTTCAAGCTCGACCTTTACCGCTTCCCACGCAAGGACAATCGGCATATGTTCCCGGTCTACCGTTCTATGCGTATGCGGCGGGATAACATCGTCAAGCGTTTTTATTGCATTTTTAAGCGTCATCATTTTCTTTCCTTTCTCCGTAGCTGCAAAAGTCCATATCTTCAACGACCTGCAACCCGCTTACGCCACACCAGAACCAATCACGTATTTTTGATTCTGTCCATGTGTCTTTGTGTTTGCAGTTCTTGCAATGCACGACTGGCTCATACCCAAGCTGTACCGCCATTCTCTTAAACTGGCTGCGGGTGGGGCGATCTATTGTGGGCGCATCCTCTATCAGTTTTCGGGCTTTCCCCGGCTCTCCTTCGTGCTGCCGGTCGTATTCAGCAAGCAGCTCGTCAGCGTCAATCAAGCGCATTTTCATAATCCTCCCATATGTTTGCTTGTCCCGGAAGAACGCCGTCCTCCATCCACCAGTGAAAAACGTCTTCGCCGGTCGTCCACGATCGCGCGTCATCGGCCTTCCTGCGGGCTTTTCGTGCTTCAAGCATCCGCTCAAACGTTCGGATGTAATTGCGCTGGAAACCCGGATATCGGGCAAACTCTGCGTAACGGGCTTTCCCAGCCATTGGGCATCCTATGCAACCAACACGGCAGAAGCCCTCGTTGTAAAGCGGGTTCGTCTCAACCTTTTGATCGGTAAGATAATCCCACACATCCCGATCCGTCCAGTCGATGATGGGATTGCAAACCCGTTTGCCTTTCATCTGGCAATTTTCAAAAAGCTGTCGGTCTTCATCGTTGTCGTTGTTTAGGATTAGGCTTTTCCTCCGACTGGAAGTCACAACTTCCAATGTCCCGCGCGTTGCCGCTCTTTTGACAGATTCTGCCCACCGGACACCCGTGACGACAAATCGGCCTTTGCCTGCCGTTTCTTTCAATACCGCGCAGCAGTATCGCACAACTCGCGTCGGCGGCATGAGTTTCTTCGGTATCAAATCCCACATCGAAGTGCGTTTGCCTTGATATGTCGGAAGAATTATCGTGTACTTAACGCCCTTTTCTTCGTACTCTTTGGCGCGTTTTCGGACGTAATATACTGTCTCTGGCGCGTCCGCTGTCGTATGTGAATGGCAAATTTCAAACGGGATTCCGGCATTCTCAGCCAATCTGCATATCACTGCGCTGTCTTTTCCGCCGCTGTCGGTCAGAAGTAGCGGCTGCTTATAAAGTTTCAACGACATTTGCGATGCAAGACGCAGACGCTCCATTGCTGTCTGTTCCAAATCAGTCATTGCCATTCGTTACCCCCCCCATTCCACCGCCACACGCAGCGATGGCATTTGCCGTAGCAGGGTTTATGCATCAGCTTCTACCTCGCTTTCGAGCCATTTTCTTATGTCCTCCTCGGGAAACTCTGCGAACATGCAAAGGTTGGAAAATGGGCAGACGGCGCAGTTGAGCTTATCCGGGAAAACGCATTCTTCCGTCTGCGCAATATAGACTAACAAGTCGCACACGATTTTCTCACGGTTCGTCATTGTGTTCATCCTTTCTCTGATAGCAATTCAGCAGCGGGTCTATCGGATCGCAGAAGCAGCAGGACTTTCCGTCCGTTATTGCTTTAGGCATTTTCTTCATCGTCCCACTTTCTTTCTCTTTTCCACCGTCTGCACCAGTGTTCAAAGCACTGCAAATAGCCAATGTGACGACCGTCTATTGCACACCGGCACCGGATTCCGTCCTTTGTTGGATATCGGATGCAGTTACCGCAATTGCAGCACACACGTTTCCGCTCCTTGTTCATTCCGCACCGTCCATTTTTGCGCCGCACCGCCAACAATATCGACCTTTAATTGCCGTATGTTTGTTTTCGTGCGCACCACAGTTTGAGCATTCGTAATATTTGTGTACGGCTGGTGCGATCTCAATCCACGCCCCATGCCGTACCGGCGCAACATCGGCGGCAGGAAGCTCCATGATGGTCTGTACGTTTTTTGCGCTGCACCCGTCCTGCATCAATCGCATAACCGCCGTTTCGCGTTCTATGTATTCATCCATTTCTGCACCTCATGTTCCACGCTTCGATTGCCTTCCCTTTGTAATCCCCTTGCTTAAAGACATATAATGATATGCGTCATCTTCATCTGTTACTTGAAATCCATATTTGTCATAAACATATTTTGCTGTAGTGTTGCTTTTCTCTACGGCCAAATTTCTAGCACCACATCTTTTCGTAGCATAATCTAAAAGTTGATAGGATAACCCAAGTCCTCTATACTTTTCACTAATTTCAAGATCGCTAATGTTTTTACCGTCCCACCAATCCCAAATCTTAAATTTAGCAACAATATCACCATTTTTTGTATGCCATGTATATTGGATTGATGAAGTTTTTCCTAACATTACATGTTTTGTTGTCATATTAAGACTTCTAAGCCCTTTGATAATCTCCCTTCTATGCAACGTTCGTTCTTCGGTGTCTATCAAAGTGCACCTCAGTCCATGTATTCTGCCATTGTCTTCTCATCCATCCGTCCGACATCCGTCCGAACTTCTTTTTCAAGCGTTGCACTGATAGCTTCAATAGCGTCGAGAATGCCGCAGCTTACGCTTTTGTCGAGGCTAAATATAGATCCTTCTATGAAGCCTAACATGAACTGAATCGTTGAAAAGTCTTTGTGTGTCATGGCGTTTTCTCCTCATAGTTGTCTTTAATGCCGTGATTTCTCAGGCAGCAGGAGCACTTCTGGTGACGCTTGCCGAGCCATTTGCAGTTGTCGCAGGAAAGCGCGTCCTCTTCGAGCATCCGCAGCCAGTCACAGTCTGCCGGTTCGCAAGGATCGTCTGGGTAGAGCTCGTTGCATAATTCGCAAATGATCGTCCGCGCTGTTTTAATTTTCGTGTATTCAGCCATCCTATGTCAGCTCCTTTTCGTATTTGCAAACTGTCATGTCGCAGTCCTTCCTGTCCGCGCACACGCTGCATCCATGTCGGCGGGCAAAGTCGGCAAAGTCGCTCTTCGGCGTCTTTTTGTCGCATCCGCAGGAGGTTTTCTTCCCTTTCCGCAAATCATGTCCATATGCGGTTATCTCACGACCACAGTCGCAGCGGCAGTCAAAGACCGGGTGATTCAGCGCCATCGTTGCATTTTCGTTGCGGCGAAGAACGACCAGCTTCCCGAACCTCTGCCCGTCAAGGTTGATGCGCTTTGAGCCTTTCGGCCCGCAGCCGCAGGATTTTCTTGTCCCGCGCAGCAGCTCTGCTGTCTGATAAACAACCTCCTTCCCGCATTCGCAGCGGCAAAGCCAGCTTGCCGTTTTGACGGGTGAAATAACTGTCAGCATACCGAACACTTGCCCAACAAGGTCTGGCCGTTTCTTTTCCGCTCTGGCTTCCCGCGCCTTCCTTACTTTTTCCTGCATCAGTTCCTTTTTCAGGCACCCGCAGAATTGTGTAAGACCGGATTGCAGATTCTGACGCCGAACAATCGTCTCATTGCCGCAGTCGCACCGACAGCGCCAACAGGCGTTTCCCTTTTCCGTTGTGTGGTCGTATCGTATGACCGTCAGGCGTCCGAAGCGCTGCCCGGTAAGGTCAATTCGTTTCATCTGAGCCTCCGCTTGGCGTAGAGTGCCATGAGTAAAGATTCCGCCATTCCGTCATGCTCCTTGCGGCAGCCCGGCGAGATTAAATTCACACCGGGGAAGAGCCGCTTGCAGACCTCGATGGACGTGTTCTTGTCCGCCGTGACGGAAAATTCCTTCTTCCACTTCTGCGGTTTTACCAGCTCGTAAGGGACGCCGAACGCCTCCAATGTCCCCTGTAGCCAGCCGAAGTTTTCCCCGAAGTGGAACATGGACACGCTTCCGTTCTTCGGCATCACGCCGACGTGCTCCAAGCAGCACACCGCCTTTTCGCCGCGCAGGTCGGATAGGACGCATCGGTATGTGTCGCGGTCATACCGGAACGTCTGAACTTCCTCCCCGTTCAGAATGGCAAGTCCGCCGTTCTTGCCGGGGTCTATGCCGATGTAGATCATTCTTTCGCCTCTACGATCTCGCCATTACTGGCGGCAAATGCCTCTTCCGTCTGTCGGATGATGCTTCCGCCGTAGGAATAGCGCGTCAGAGCGAAGAACTCCTCGGGCGTCATCTCATCGCGGTCGATATCAATGTCATGCTGCCGGGCGAACTTTCGCCGCCCCTGCTCGCAGCTTCCGGTAAGGCGGTGATGCCACGAGAAGAAATCCGTCGCCGGGCGTTTGACGCTGGGCTTGAACTCGGCGCAGAACGCCGCGATGCGCTCCTCCGTCGGCATGTCGCCGAACAGCTTTTCGAGCAGCGCCTCCCGCGCCTTGTGCAGCGTCTCTCCGTGAGCGAACGTATTGCCCTGCTTGCATACAAAAGTCGAAGCAAGCGAAAAGTCATTACGGACAATGAAGCCCCGGGCAACATTGCCAATGATACTGGTGAGAATAGTCGGCACGCTGTCGATTATATCAACCAGCTGACCGTTCAGAGATTTCAAGCCACAAATGGGATCGAGACTATAACCGTAACCAGAACCATCACCGCAGCCATAACCGACGCTGGAGCCAGAGCCATACCTGAAAATAGAACTATTACCAAGGCCATCGCCGTCGCAAAAACCATAGCCGGAACCATCACCTTCGCCATAACCGTCGTCATAGCCGTCACCGTAATCAAAAAAATCCGTATGGAGGAAAGCCTCCCGCGTCAGCACTTCCATTCGCGCACCGCCTTGATGCTCGCTTCGGCCTTCTCCGTGCAGGGAATAATTTCAATGGCGTCAAGAATTGTAATCTCCTCCACCGGTGCCGGGAACTTGCAGGCGCCCGGCTTGCTCGTTCCGTCGATGGCAAGCTGGGAAATGCTTGCTGCGCCGTCCCAAAACCAGATTCTGCGGCAGTCGGTGAGCTGGACTTCGCGCCCCTCACGGGCGGCGAGGTTTCCAGCGAACACGCCGGAGCGGTCTCCGCGGACGATGACGTACTTTCCGATGTTTGTTTCTTTCATGATTTTGTTACTCCTTTTTGTTCTGTTTATTTTCGATATTTGCTAAAATTCTTCGTAGACGCTCTGAATCGTCTTCATGCGGCATACGGGCAGAAGCTGTTTTCTTCGGCGCTTCCGGCTCATCCTTGAGCGGGAAAACACCTTGCCAGCCTCGCTGGATGCTCTGGTTGAGGATGGCGATCTTCTTCGCGTCATCGCCGGGGGCAAGCTTTTCCAGTTCGGAAAGCGTGAGAGCAAGGGCGCGGTCGGTAAGCGGTTTGCGCATCTTTTTCCGCATTTCCGCAAAATCGTTCAAAGCCGCATCCAGCGCGGACACGCGCGGTTTCTCTTCTTTACTTTCCTTTACTCTTCTTTCCTCTACTTTACTTTGTTTTGGAATGTTCGCATTTTCTGGAAAAATGTTTACATTTTTCGCTCGAATGTCAACATTTGGGCAAAGAAGGGCGACATTAACCAGAAGTATGTTTTCATCGACTTCGAGAACCTTACGGCGGCTGACTGCCTCGAAGTACCGTTTCTGAATCCCTCGGGATGTCAAGACATGGTACTTGTCATATTTCTCTCTGTCGAACATACCTCTTCTGATAGAAGCCTCTACTATTTCGGAAACGACGTTCCCACCCAACCCGACCTTGCGGGCGAACAAAAGCGCAACCTCCGTTGTCCATTCGATGTAATAACCCGCCTTGCCGTAAATCTCTTGCAGCAGGCGAACGATCACACCAAATCCTGTCAAGCCGTATTCTGCTTCTATCAGGTCAAACTTCTCGTCCAAAATGACATCGAGCGGAAAGTAGTCAATTCCGCTCTTTGCCATCGCTTACTCCTTAAAACGGAAGCTGTCCGTCATCCTCTAGCGTCTCAAACGTGCTGGTTGTAGTATGCTGGGACGGGAAAGCGTCTGCCGTTTCGGTCTGCTTGTTCTTCAACGGCTTGTCTGCCGGGAGGGTGTAATCGCCGTCGGCGACGCGATCCACGGAAAGGGCACGGAACGGGCGAACCGACCAACCGGTTTTGCCGTTGTAGTCCCATTCCTCATTGCGGAAGAGAATGCCGATCTCTTTGCCGACGAGAGAATTTTCGTTCCAGTTCCAGATGTAGCCGCGGTTGGAAGCTTCAAACGCCACTGTCAGCCCTTTAAAGCTGCGTTTCGTCCACTCGTCTTTTTCGCTGCCGTCATCCTTCGGGATGAACTGCCGAAGGATGCCCTTCCATTTCTTGTCCTGTTGCGTGTTCGCATCGAACTCTTCCTGATAGTATCCAGCGTATTCGCCGTCTGCGATATCGAACAGGATGCAGAGCTGTTCGCCGTAGTCTGTCGCCTTTACGACAGCCTTTTTGACACGGCATACATACGCGCTTACGGGAAGTTTCTGGCGGTCGCTGAACTCGCGGACATCATCCCAGTTATTCGGTTTCTTGATCATTTTTCTTTACTCCTTTTTATCCAGTTCGTAGTATTCGCGGATCGCCTGATCCACGGCTTTCAGGTCATTGTCGATCTCTACCGGGAACATTTCCATGGGGCTCTTGGCGGTTGTGAAGCCATC